ACTCGGTTTTTTTTAACCACTTAATATGTAATGATTTAAGCGATTTATTCGACTCTGTAGATAGTCATATCCCGTATGACTCGATCAGGTAGGCTCTTTAATATAGTCATTATATTATAATTTGTGCCCTAACTTATAATCTTTAATAAAAAAAATCACTTATAATAGCTTTAACAGGCGTGCGTTCTAATTCTTTATTAAAGGGGGTGAACCACATGACAATCTGTCCCATTGCCTTAGCGGTTGGTTGTGAAAAATGTCCCGCATTCAAATTCTGTCCACTTACTACTGTACTTGGCGACCAAGAAGAAAAAGATGAAAAAGAAGACTCTGAAAAAGAATAACCGCTGACCGAAATTATGGTTACTATTCAATGGGTAGTTTATATGGTCGTTGGTTGCTGTGCCTGCTTTGGGGTTCTCTTTCTTCTTTTTTCCTTTATGGCTAAGCAAATGGCTAAGCAAAAAGAAGATGAAATTGATTGGAGTGAAGCTATCTCACAGAAGGAAATACCCTATACATCTGATGATCCAGATTTCTTATCAACAAATAGATCAACGGTACCTAAGAAGTCAAAGCCCAAGAGTGCTGGTTCTACTAATACTCCAACTTTACTCAGGGACCAGTTAGGGCCATCTTCTCTTTGCGTAGAGGAAGAACTCAAAAAAAATACCAAACAAATGGAGTCTTTTAAAGGTGAAGATGCAGAGGTGATTCCAAAAAATAAGAAGCTGACAAAAGATGAACGGCTTGCGCTTATCAAGGAAAGTGCAGAAAAGAAATCGGCTTACGACAATGAAAGTTGGTAGAGAGTAATCTTAAAAGTGAAGACTTGAATAGGTCAAAATTATGTTTATTACAATTTCCATTATCTTTATCTTTGTATTGAGTATTTTTTATTTGACATTTTTTTACAACGAGCATGTTGATGATGAGGCGGAAAGACAGGCATTAATAGCAAGTATCGAAAAACTGAGAGCAATGTCGCGGGATAAGAATGAATTTTAGTTACAAATGATTAGAATCTATATTTGGATACTTCTGCTTCTAGCGATTGGTTTTATAAAATACGAATGGTTTAAGCAATTTTTTACAGAGCCACTAATACCTGTATAATATCTTTAACAGGCGTGCGCTTAAGATTCTAGAAAAGGAACGAAAAGAAATGGGTGAGAAGGGAAGTAGAGATTTTCATTTTAATGTAAATGTTCGTACTAATACAGGTTCAATAGCAAGATTGACAACTAATGAGGAGCCATTTCTTCGTGCCATGGAAATTCAAGAACGTAAGAGGGAAAAGATTGAAGAAGAACAAAAAAGACTGGAAGCTGAGAAAAAGGCTGAAGAGCAGGCTGCTCCTGAAATTACTCCTGAGTCCGTTGAAAATGATGAAGGAGGTCCAACTGCTGAAGCTGCCGGCTCTGAGGATTCGTCGGAAACACCGGTCACCCAAGATGAAGCTGCTGGTTCTCCGGAGACAACCGCTGAGACTCCTGTAACTGCCAAGCCTGCTACAGCAAAACCTGCTTCGCCAAAACCTAGTGGCGGGGGAGTATCTGGACCAAAATCCAGAGCAGGCGAATTTACTCCGGAAGAACTGGACGCCATGCGGAAAAGAGCCAAAGCTCACGCCGCAAAGGTCAAAGCAAGTAAACTATGACTCCACATAACTTCACCGTTATCGCATAAACATATTACTTAAAGGAGGTGAACCACATGACGATCTGTCCCATCGCCTTAGCAGTTGGATGTGAAAAATGTCCCGCATTCAAATTCTGTCCACTTACCACCGTCCTTGGTGATCAGCAAGAAGAAGATGAGGTTGATGCTTCTCCTATGACGTTAGCACACGATCGTGATTGGAGTGAAGCTATCTCACAGAAGGAAATACCCTATACATCTGATGATCCAGATTTCTTATCAACAAATAGATCAACGGTACCTAAGAAGTCAAAGCCCAAGAGTGCTGGTTCTACTAATACTCCAGTTGATAAAATAGAGGATGAGTACCAAAGATACGCAGAGGAAGAACTCGAAAAAAATACCAAACAAATGGAGTCTTTTAAAGGTGAAGATGCAGAGGTGATTCCAAAAAATAAGAAGCTGACAAAAGATGAACGGCTTGCGCTTATCAAGGAAAGCGCAGAAAAGAAATCGTTTGACGAACGATTGCGTAACAGAGGAAGATGATTAAAAATCTTATAATTCTATTATTAATTTATATTATTGGTGTATTGCTTTTTGCTTCATCAAGTAATGTAGATTTGTTAAAGCAAAAAGCTGTTGAAGTAAAAGAATTTATTTGGAAGGGAAAGACTTGGTTCAAGACCCAAGAGGAGAAAAGTTTCCCACCAGAAAAAAATAACAACGAAGAGTCTAAAAAAGAATAACCGCTGAAGGAGTTGAATTGATGCAAAATGTAATTTGTAAATCGTGCGGTAAGCCGATGCTTTCCAAGTTTCAGAGGGGTGGGCAAGCGAGTGGGTCGGAATTGCCCAAGAATACACCACTTACCAGTAATATAGGCTATTGGCATTGTGAAGGTTGCGATGTGTATGTTTTTCATGCTGAATACGTCGCAGGGAAATCAAAATTATTCCATAAGCTTCTTCAAACATCCATCGAGAGTCTGAAAAAGTTTAACCGCTGACCGAAATTATGGTTACTATTCAATGGTTAGTTTATATGGTCGTTGTTTGCTGTGCCTGCCTTGGGGTTCTCTTTCTTCTTTTTTCCTTTATGGCTAAGCAAGTGGCTAAGCAAACGGCTAAGCATAAAGAGAAGATTACTTTTGTTCGGTCGCTTATAAGTTTGATAACGGAGAGTCTGAAGAAATGAACTTTAGTTACAAATGATTAGAATCTATATTTGGATACTTCTGCTTCTAGCGATTGGTTTTCTAAAATACGAATGGTTTAAGCAATTTTTTACAGAGCCACTAATATTAGTATGAAAGTTATTTATTACTTATTCCAAACCAAGCCCCAACCGCAGTAAGCGAAGCCACAATAAACATCCCGACGGCCTTCAGAGTTTTATAACTTGTTTGGATTTGGTCGACCCTCTGATGGACACGCTTGATAGTTTCGGCATTACCTTCCGATTCCTTGCCGTATTGGCTGAGTAATTCGTCTATACGCTGAATCTTTCAGCTCAACGCAAGACTACACAACGACCTAAGTTTAATTTGGAGGGGGGGGATTTATTTTTCCACTTGGTTACGCAGCCCTAAAACTTCGCGCAAGATGAATAGGTCGAATCTTCTCCTTCTTCGCATCAGCCTCCTTTAATCTTTCCTCCTCTTGTAGGGCTGCAATTGCTTCCTGTTCTGCTTTCCATATATAAGCCCTGTCAATCATATCGTTTTTCATCTCTTCATTTCTCATAAAAGTATCCGCAAATGCTAATCCCATACCAACTATCGAAATTCCTAACATAAGAATTAACCAGTAAATAACATGCATTTTTTTCTACTCCTTATTTTAAATCATTTGCTATACGCACCTTATAGGATTAATCCTCTATAGTCAATTTTTTCAATAGTTTATATTCTACCGCAGAAACAAGAATAGCCTTTAAATATGTATCACTCATAACACCTCCCTCTTTATCTAAACCCATTAACAAAACTACCTTCACGCCTTATTTTATAGGGTTTATTGACCTTCTTCAATGGCTTTACTTCTACCCCCGCCATGTTCTTTTCCAACACTTCAAAGTTAGGATTAAGAATCTTTAAAGCCACAAAGTTATAAACAAATATATCAAGTGCTTCATTCCTTCGTTGACCTTTCTTCAATACCCATTCTCTTCTTGCCACGCCCTTATGAAATCTGGTCACACAATGTTCAGCCGTGAGCATTGCAAAATAATTTTCATCATAATGAATAGGAAAATGACAATAACCCTCTCCAACATCATCTATTTGCAACCGTGAAAATACAGTTTCTTTTGCACTCTCTGTCCCCACCAGATAAAAACGCACGTTAGTTCTTTTATCCACGCTCATTCGAGAAACGATAGGAACTCCTCTAGTGCTTGCCCCCTTTACTGGATAAACTCGACTTGGTTGTTTCCTTTTACAGAAATCATAAACTGATTGAGTATGATGACCACTATCCACTGTGACACATACTGCTTTTAACTTCTGACCTGATGGATGTAAAAATGTTCGTTCTAAATGTTGGTCTAATGTATCCCAAAGAGCTTTGGTCGAAGGATCACCCGCTAATACTTCATAAACCAACCCCCAAGTTTGCTCACCAACACCCCATCCTCTAAACTCTAATTCCAATCGATCTCCCTGAACGTCCACCGCACAAGTTATAACTAGAACACCTTCGGGTGCATCATGTGTATAAAGTTCTCTCCTTCTAAGTAATGGATCACCTTCTATTGTGTGCCCTTGCTCTTCCCAGCTTTCTGCGAGTGCGGTATTAGTAAAAACTTTGAGCGTTTCAGGATATTTCTTCGCTTCTAAAAAGGTACTCACCATTTCAGCCCAAGAAACCCACGGGCTATAAAGTTCATTGAGCCAAAACCCTGCAACACCATTTGACTCTCCCGTTGCACGCCACTCACCACCTAACAACAATCTACTTTTATCAGACTCTTTTATTTCATACTGACAATGCTCACAAATATAACGAGCCGTTTCTGGTAAATGCTTATCATCTTCACCCCTGTCCCATTTAATATTTGCCCACATCAATATCTGAAATTCACCACACTTAGGACAAGGAACATAATATTTACGCTGATCAGATTCTAAAAACGCTTGTTCAATCCGACTTGCACCTTTAACCGTAGGCGTTGAAGTCATAATGATCTTACGATTCCAGAAAGTAGTGGTTCTTTTTTTAGCCAGTGATATAGGATCACCTTCCGTTCCCGCTGATGTTGGAAAACGATCTACTTCATCCAAGAAGACAATACGAATTGGGCGTGATGCAAGTGAGCTTGCACTATTCGCTCCCGCCATAGTGATATGACCACCTGCAAATGTTTTGTGAAGGATTGTATTGTTGGAACTGCGTGCTCTTGGGTCTTGAACCAAATCTTTTAAGGCAGGTGAATCTCTTAGCATTGGAGCAAACCGATCCTTAGACCATGTTTGTGCCATTTCAAGAGTTGGTTGGATAACCAATATAGGTGAAGGGTCTTGTGCGATGAAATAACCGACAGGGTTGTTTAGAAATGTTTCTGTTTTACCAACCTGTGCCGAAGTCATTCCAACTATCGTGTGGATTCTTGGGTTGGATATAGCATCTTGCCAACCCTTTTGAAAAGGAGCACGAGCTAAGTGATATTTCCCTGATTCCGCAGATGCTTCAGAACTTAATATTCTATTAGTTACAGCCCACTCGCTGACCGTTTGCTTTGGCGGTGGTTTTAGTAGTTCGATTGACTTTTGCAGTCTTCTGTTCAACGGGGACATATTCTGATAACTCACTCAACACCTCAAAAACTGCCGACTCTAATACGATACGAGCACCACCAACCGATTCTTCCGCATGAACCAAAGGAGCGATTTTGGATGGAGTAGCTAATAGGCGTTGTCGGACTGCGGAAAATATTTTATCTAGGTGGTCGCCCACTTGATCAACTTCCACGAGCTGATCCTGTTTTAGCTTTAAATCCAATTCAGCAAGTTCACGTTTTGCTTTTTCATGTAACGCTTTTTCTCTCCAATAAATTGGAGCTTTATCATCATTTGATTTGTTATCCAGTTCTGCATCGCTCATTTCAACATTTAGTTTCCCTTTAATGAGATGCAAACGTCCTTCTTTAATTAATCCTCCAATGTAATTTTTCGTTACATTTCTATGCTCTGCATATTTGCTCTGACTTAAATACTCTTCTGTTTTAGCCATTTTTTAAAGGTGTTATAATTTGTTAATGAACAAGCCTTTGCTCAGTGGAATCCTTGTCGTAATTATTGCTATTAATCTTTTTATGGTGTTTACGACCGACTCTCCCTATTCATTAGCGACTTTGGGTATATCGATAGTTTGTTTTGCTATCATCCTTTTCCTTATTCTCTTTGATTATTTCTTTCCTAAACCACCCCACTAGTTAACTAGCTTCCGTGTCAAAAACCTAGCTGTTTTTCGCCCGCTGCGACCCTCAGATGGTCTAACCGACCAAGTATCTTAAACTATTTCATTTAAAGGTGTTACCAAACTTTTCCTTTATATATTACAAA